TCCCGGCCTGTGACCGGGCGTGGGCGGTAGGCTCTCCCGCTCCGGTACATCCCCTCTGCCGCAACACCAACAGTATCTCCATCGAGATGTGCTGCTCTGGGAACTACCATGTTTCCGAGCGCACCAAGGCCAACGCTGCGGCACTGACGGCGGAGCTGTGCAAGCTGCTGGGCATCTCCGGCGTGGACACCTACGTCCTGCGGCACTACGACGTGACCGGGAAGTCCTGCCCCCGGCAGATGGCAGGGAAGAACAATGCGGAGTGGGAGGCGTTCAAGGCGCTGCTGAACGAGCAGCCCGCACCCGCACCGACGACGAAGGAGGAGACGATCAACATGGAACTGCGTATGCTGCGCCGTGGCATGGAGGGCAACGATGTCCGGGCCGCCATGCTGCTGATGAAGGACAAGGGCTATTACCCGGATGAAATTTGGAACGGCGACAAACTCTTTGGCCCCAAGATGGAGACCGGTCTGCGGAAGATGCAGGCTGACCACGACCTCGGCGTGGACGGTATCCTCGGTGCCGCCAGCTGGAATTTCCTGCTGAAATAACGGAAATCTGGATGGCGCAAAGGATAAGACTACGCCGACCTTGCGCCCGTGCATAAGCATCCGCACCTCCACGGCTATTGTTTTGCCGATGAACAGCAACCACAAGGCCGTAAGAAATTTTTTATCAAATTTGCCGCCAAAGCGCGCTATTGCCCTCGTGGAATCGATTTTACTCCCAGAGACCGAGGAAATGATCGTCATAGATTGCGACGTGCGCCGGAAAAGCTGTGTGCAGGTATCTATAGAGCGTAATATGTCCGTAGATACTGTCAAGCGGTATAGGTGTAGAGCATACCACAAAATTGCACAGGAGCTATTTAACCCCCTGCCTTAATTGGCAGGGGGCTTTTTGCACTTTTCTGACACTTTTCAGGCACTTTCAGGTGCCTGTTTTTTTGTATCATAAAGGCAGAAAGAAGGTGGCAAAATGTATGACCGGCTTATCGCCTGCGGTTACACGGAGCAAATGGCGGCGGATATCCTGAAACTATTCCCCGACCCGGAAGAATTGCGGATATATGTATATTTTGCCGAACTGTTCCGTGAAGAAAGGACGGTATGTTGATGGCATTTAATCCTTACTACCAGAATCCGTATCAGCCGATGGGGTATAACGGGCAATACGGCAATTATGCCCCGCAGAACGCCGCAGGAGCGCCGCAAGCGTTCGGGTGTCAAATTACAAGGGTAAATGGGAGAAACGGCGCAGATGCGTTCAGAATGGCCCCCAACAGCTCTATTCTGCTGATGGATGAGAACGACCCCATTGTGTGGATGAAGCAGACAGACGGAGCTGGGTATGCAACGGTAACGCCTTACACAGTTTCTCCGTATCAGGCCGCACCTCCTGTGGATGTAAGTAGTCTGGAAGAGCGCGTAAAGAGATTGGAGGACACGATCAATGGCAAATCCAATGATGCAAATGCTGATGGGAAGCGGAAGCCGAAAGCCGAATAATCCCCTTGCGATGGTGGCAGAGTTCCGAAAATTTGCAGCGAACATGACCCCGCAAAAGGCGCAGCAGGAAATCGAGCGGTTACTAACTTCCGGGCAAATGAGCAAAGAGCAGTTTGCTGATTTGCAGAAACAAGCAAAGGACTTTGTGCAATTCCTGAAATAGGCCGGGTCGACACGGTTTATTTATAAAAAATTATGAAAGGAGTTTCCCACATGGAGAACGGTATGTCCCTTAGCGATATCGCCGCTGTGACACGGGGAGCGAATGACGAGAACGGCTGGGGTTCTGGCTGGTTCCTTATCGTGGTTCTGTTCCTGTTCATGTTCGGCTTTGGCGGAAATGGCTGGAATCGTCAGGGTGAGTTCGGGGAGTATGCCACCGCCGCCAGCCAGCAGGAGATTCTGTTTGGCCAGCAGTTTGGACAGATCAACGACCGCCTGACCAACATCGGAAACGGCATCTGCAATCTTGGCTACGAGATGCAGGGCAACATTGGCCAGCTCGGCAAGGAGATGGCTCTGGCGCAGAACGGCACCAACATGGCCATCATGCAGACCGGCAACAGCATCCAGAGCCAGATGGCGCAGTGCTGCTGCGAAACCCAGCGGGCGATTGACGGCGTAAACGCCAACATCGAAGCCAAGTTTGCGGCTCTGGAGAAGTCCCAGCTTGAGCAGCGCATTGCGGAGCAGTCCGCCCGCATTGCCAGCCTTGAGATGGACAATCGGATGTATGGCGTGGTTCGCTATCCCAACGGCTACACCTACAATGCCGGCAATTCCCCCTTCTGCGGCTGCAATAGCTGCTGCGGCGCAAACATCTGACAAAAGCGAAAGGCCCCTCTTGGCCGGGTTATGGGCGGGGCTGGTGTCCCGCCCTCTTTATTTTGAAAGGAGATTTTATAATGTCTTGCAAATCTGCGATTTACACTGCTATGCAGACCCCCACGGAGGTTGCCGTAAACGGTGTCATCCCACTGGGCAGTCTTATCCGCCGCTACGGCTGCGATATTTCCCTGAACGGGAATGCCGTCAACATCATTGGCAAGGGCTATTATGATGTTGATGTGTCCGTTACCGTTGCCCCCACGGCTGCTGGGACGGTTACCGCAACGCTTATCAAGGACGGCGTTGTTGTCCCCGGCGCAACAGCTTCCGCAAACGCTGCGGCTGGCGCACCTGTTGCGCTGGCATTCCCCGCTCTTGTCCGGCAAGCGTGTTGTGCGTCCGGCTCTGCCCTGTCTTTGGTGTTGACCGGCGCTGCATCCACCGTCAGCAATGTTGCCCTTCGGGTACAGCGCATCTGACGGAGGTGCGGGATGAAAGTTATTGAAAAATTAGAAAATTTTATCGATAGCGAAATCCACGATGCAGAAGTATATGCAAAGTGCGCCCTCAAGTACAAGGAATCCGACCCCACGCTTGCGAAACTGTTTTACGATTTGTCCACGGAAGAAATGCGACACATGGATTTGCTGCACGGAGAAGTTGTTCGCCAGATCGAGCAGTATCGCAAGACGAAGGGCGAACCGCCTGCGGCCATGCAGGCTATCTATGATTATCTGCACGAGAAGCAAATCGATAAGGCCAAGGATGTAAAGAGTTGCCAAAGCATGTATCGTAACGGCTGATTGCTGGGTAAAATTTGTAGCCCATGATGTAGCCCACGCAGAGCAATTTACTACAACTTGGCATAATTTTGCGCAACGCTTCACCCTACAAGCAGCCCGTATAGGGCGATAAAAAATCCCCGGAAACCCTTGATTTACAAGGATTTCCGGGGATTTGGCGCGGAAGGAGGGATTTGAACCCTCGCACGCGGTTTAGGCGTCTACTCCCTTAGCAGGGTAAATCAAACCCGCTACAAATCAATGGTTTGCGGAGATTTTGTAGCCCATTTGTAGCCCACAAAAAGGACTTATTTTTCGAGCTGATTTACTCCCCTGTGCGCCGCTTCCGTAGACACATGAATGTATCTTTGAGTGGACGCAAGCTTGGAGTGACGCATGATCTGCTGGACGACCGGCAACTCCACGCCTTTCTTTACAGCTTCTGTTGCTGTGGTGTGGCGGCAGGAGTAAGGAGGCAAATCCCGGATTCCGAGTTTCTTGGTGGTAGCATGGTATTCATCATAGAATTTGTTTTCATAGCCGCCATACAGTAGGTGTGTTTCCGGTGATGCAGATTCTGCCAATCGCTGTATCACTGGGGACATAAAAACCGGGAACACAATGGGGGTGTCTTTCCGCTTTTTTGTTTTCCGTCCGCATCCGTATATTTCGTGCTTTCCGTAGTCGATCATGTCGGATTTACAGGCGAATAATTCTCCAGGCATCATGGATGTGTAAATCATTAGGAGCATATAACCCACAAACAGTTCCCCATTGTCCCACGCTTCCCACATGGAATTTACTTCCTGCTCTGTAAACGGTTCTGGTTCTTTTTCCACCAGCTCCGGCAGAACAATAAAACGGGACAGATTTACTGTCACTGTGCCATTTCCACCGTTGCTGGCCATCGCCCTTTTGTATAGGTGTGACAGCAAGGATTTCATGTCACGGGCCGTGTAGTAGGATGTGGCTTGTTCGTTGACAACGGCCTGTAAATCATCTATGGAAAGTGTATCGATTTTCCGTGATATAATAGGCTCAAGGCGCTCCCGTGCCTTTTTGTAGCCTGCCTGCTTATCTGTGGAGAGCTTTTGCATATCGTTTTCGCTCCAGCCTTGCCACAGGGTTAAAAGCGTAGGAGATGCTTTTTGACCCTCTCCCGGCAGCTGGGCCGCCGCCCATTTCAGGGCTTCTGTTTTTGTCTGGAAGCCGCCCTTTGTGGGCCGTTTGCGAATGAGCCTATGGCTACCATCCGCTTCCTGCGCTGTGTAGGAATATCCAGCTGCACGGGCTGTCCATGTCTTTCCTCTTTTGTAGGCATTTCCTGCACCGTTTGGTCGTGACCGGCCTTTTCTCTTTTCAGCCACCTGTTTTTTGCCGCACGCATGGCAGTACACCGCCCCCGGCATAAGCTCAGCGCCGCATTTAATACAATTTGCCATTGTGTTACTCCTTTGATAGGCGTACAACCGTAATCATGGCCGCAATCGTTACTGCGCTCCCGGCCAGCAGTACGGCGATAAGCACCCACGCAAACACGCTTGAACCCCCGCCGATAATCATTCCCGTTGTTTTTGCGCGGAAATCAAGAAACACATATACGGCCAACAAGAGCATTACAATTATAAGCGCGGATATTGTGATATAAATTACCCTTTGCTGCGACTTGATGCGCTTGTGCTGCAAGTCTATGGTTTTCTTCATGCTCTCTACATTGCCCTCTAATTTGGCAGCTTTTATCTCCGATTCCCTGCTTTGTTTTAACTCCTCCAGCTGTTTTTCTGCGGGGACATTTTCGACGATGCCAAAATACCGATCCAGCGACACGCCCAAAACGGCGCAAATGTCACCGGCGTTATACACGCTTGGGGCTTTGGATGCCGATGCAAAATAGTTGTTGATGGTAGAAATAGAAATCCCCGTTTCGTCTGCCAGCTGCTGCGTGGTAATCCCTTGCCTTACCTTTGCTTCTTTGCAAATTTCTCTCAGCGTTTTCATACCTCTTTCCCCTTATTGGGCATAATCTACCCTTTTATTGCCGTGCAAATATTGTAAAAATCCCTTTTGGGGATTGCACTGCCCGATTTGTTTTTGATATGGTGGCGATGCAAACGATAAGCCGATAGGTGATTCGTGGGCAAAGCCCACCCTGTCCGGTGCGGGGGCGGGGTGGGCAAATCGAACAAATTTTCTAATTTTTTTATTTTTGTTGCACGAAACAGGGCAACAAACCCACCTCTGGCGTGTATAGGTGAAAAGACTTAATGCGGAGGAATAGAACGAATGTTTGCAATCGAAAAGAAATATGGTATAATTAGAAAAGAGCATCCTGCGCACGCCAAAGCGGATTTCCTGTCCGCACTGCGTACACTGACAGAAGAAGAACAAATCGAACTATGGAAGGAGCTTGAACAAAATGGAATTATCAAACGCAAAAGTCCTGATTGCATCTGACGGCGAGAAGACATTCGTCCTCGTAAATGGAACACCGCTTATCGGAGATAAGATTGACTTCAAATCTGATATAGTACGGTGTCCGGCTCAGCGTGTCTAACGCACTGCTTACGCCTAACCTGTATAAAGCCAGTGACTTCGCCGCATTTGTGAAAAACAAGTTAGGTTATGATCTGTCCGTCATGTAAATCCCACATGAGGACGGTTTCCGGGTCTTGCTTATCCATGTAGGCAATGCCCACATCCGTCAGGACAACACCACCAAAACGAGAATACTCGGCATATCCGGCAGCACAAATCTCCTGTAACCCATCCTTTATTGCTTCTGGAATCGGCATGAAGAATGTGGAGTTTTGCTTCGACTGCCCGTATGCCCGGCGCTGGCAGTAATGCGTGTAGAGAGTTGCCAGCGCCTTTTTTGCGCTTCTTGTCAGCTCAACGCCCATCGCTGCGCCTCCTCTGCTGAATCTCTACAAGCTTCTGCATGGCCTCAAGAATCTGGTCATCCGTCCAGTTTTCAGCCTGTTCTTCCCAATCCTTCATAGTCGGCACGAATCCCTCGGCATTTATGCCGGGGGCTTTTTTTATGCTTGGATCATCCGTTTCGCCCTTTAGCCACTCAACGGATACATTGTAGATGTCGGCAATCTGATGGAGTTTCTTTGTATAGGAAACGCTTGTCCCGTTCTCCCACATAGAAACAATAGATCCATCATTATATCCTATGCTTTTTGCAAACTTTACCTTTGCCCCATGAGCGTACTTTCCATTCTTTCCTTTAGGGATAAGGCTTAATACTCTTTCAAGCACAATGTCCATATTCGAAACCTAAAATTTGTCAGATTTGCCGAAAGTTTTCTATTGCAATCTTGAAGATTACGAGGTATCTTTATATCAGGCCCACCGAAAAAGGGTACAAAAACACCAGCCCCCACGAAAGCGGCTTTTAACAATTTCTTTTGGCGAAGGTATTGTACCGCAGTTTTTGTGGAGTGTCAAGTGTGAAACCTCATGAATATGAGTTTTCGGTGGGCGTTGACTGCGGCGGGATAGAAAAACCGCCCCGTGCGGTAACACGAGGCGGCGGGGTGCAGGAGTTTCCCCTCCCCACCTCCGCACCGGGCAGGGAGGGGATTTAACAGCAAGAATCGCTGTCTTTGCACTCCTGCAAGGCGATTATAGCACGAACGCCCCGCCGCAGTCAATGAAATCTCACATATAAGGAGGGAATGAAATTTGACATTGAGAGAGATGCGGGATAGAGCAAATCTTTCCTGCACACAGGTAGGCAAGAAACTGTTTGTTGACCAGTCCTGCGTAAGACATTGGGAATATGGAGACTGGGCACCGGCACGGAAGTATTACAAGAAAATGGCAAAGCTGTACGGCGTGTCGGAGGAGGAGATCAAGGCTGCTGCGGAAGCTATCCGGGCGGCGAACCGAGGTGAGAAGCGTGACAATCAATGATGTACGGAAGTCGGACAAGCTGTATCTGACCCCGGCAGAGGTTGCGGAGCTGTTGAATTGTGACCCGCAAGCGATACGGGACGCAGCGAGGCACAACCCCGAACAGCTTGGATTTCCGACAATGCGGGTTGGCAACAGGACGAAAATCCCCCGGATGCCGTTTCTGCGGTGGCTGGGGATAGAGGAGGAGTAAGCATGGACGGGTACACATTGACTTTGGTCATCATCGGAGCCGCAACGGTGAGTTATTGGTTTGTTCGGCTGGTGGACAAGCTGGATAGACCCGGCAAATAGTAAATTGGGAGGAAATCGAGATGAAAGCGTGCAAGGGATTTGATAAAAATTTGAGGTGCCGAGGCTTCCAGTATGAGGTCGGCGGCGAGTACACGGAGGAAACCGCAGAGCTGTGCAATCGCGGACCCCACGCCTGCGAGAACCCGCTGGACACGCTACGCTACTATAGACCTGGCGATAGCCGGTACTGCGAGGTGGAGATTGAGGACAACGGACAGCGTAGCAGCTATGACAGCAAGGTTTGCGGCAAGCATATCAAGATCGGTGCAGAAATCGGGCTAAAAGGCGTTATCAACGCCGGTGTGCGGTTTGTGTTTGACAAGTGCGAGAGCGCAACCGAGGAAAACGCATCCGGTTGGAGGGGCAACGCCGACGCATCGGGTGATAGTGGCAACGCCGCCGCATCCGGTTGGAGGGGCAACGCCGCCGCATCGGGTGATAGGGGCAACGCCGCTGCATCGGGTTGGAGTGGCACGGCTGTCGTAACCGGCTTCGCTGGGAGAGCGACCGCATTGGGCGAACAGTGCCTTGCTGTGGCATGGGGCGAAGATAGCCTTGCAAGAGGCACTGTGGGCAACTGGATTGTCGTTTCTGAGCGTGACGATGATGGCAACATCATTGATGTCAAAATTGCAAAGGTGGACGGCGATACCGTCAAGGCGGACACATGGTACAAACTGGTGAACGGCGAGATCATGGAGGCTTAGTAATGTATTTGTGTGATTATTGTGGGGCGGCGTTCCAGTCGTTGGATTACATCGAGGAAAAGTCCGATGAGTGCGGAAACAGCATAATTTATGTCTGCCCAGAGTGCGGAGAGGAGATTATCCCCGGAGAAGCGGATGAATGCCCGGTTTGCCACGGCTGGAAGCCGATGAAGTCTGCTATGTGCCACAAGTGCGAGCTGGAAACAATCGGAAATTTCAAGCTGGCTATACGGAAGTTCTCCGATGTGCAGCTTGATTATATTTCCGAGCTGACGGAGGGTGAGTATCTCTCGGAGTTTTTGCATAAGGGGGGCTTGGGATGATAAACGGCGTCCTCCGGTACATAAAAGCTACAGTGGAAATCCCATTCCCAGAGGGGAAAATGTGCTGTAACCTCTGCCCACTTTTGGAGACGTATTCGCGAAATCAATGCCGCCGCACGGGGGAGTATTTGCTGGACACACGAATCGTCGGGGCATATTGCCCGCTACAAGTTGTTGATGAGGAGAAAACCGAATGATGAATATCTACGAGAAAATCGCTGCAATCATGCAGGATGTCCAGTATTTGGCAAAGGACGATCATGTAGAGTTTGGCAGCACCAAATACAAGGCACTGAGCGAGGAGAAAGTAACCTCCATCATGCGTGCGGAACTGCTGAAACACAAACTGGTTGTATACCCCATCGCACAGACAGCCGGGAGAACTGGGAACATTACCCACGTGGATGTCATCTACCGCATGGTCAACGTGGAAAACCCGGAGGAATACATCGGGATTGCATCCTGCGGAGATGGCGCAGACACACAAGACAAGGGCAGCGGCAAGGCCATGACCTATGCGTTTAAGTATATGTGGCTGCGGACCTTTGCGCTTCCCACCGGCGAGGACCCGGACAAAATTTCCTCCGCCGAGCTGGACGAGAAGGAGCGGAACGCCGCTCCGGTGTGTGAGCGATGTGGAGCTGACATTGTGTCCGTCAAGAAGCGCAACGGCGAAATGTGGACGGTAAAGGACATGGTTAAGTACTCCAAGGGCCGCTACGGAGCGCAGATGTGCGCCGACTGCATGAAGGCCGCGAAGAAGGAGCAGGGCAATGTTGCAGGCTGATGTGACCGCCGCACGGTGGCAGCAGGACAGCGATGGGGCGTGGCTGTGCCTCCGGGTACAGTCCCCCGCCTCTGCAATGACCATCTGTGACGAGATGAAGCCGGACAAGCAGTATGTGGTGCAGATCAAGCGCAAGGGCAGGAGCCTTGACGCAAACGCTTATGCGTGGGTTTTACTGGATAAACTGGCGGCACACTATGGGATTCCGAGGAATGATGTGTACCGGGAAGAAATCAGGATCATCGGTGGTGTGAGCGATGTCGTGTGCATGGTATCAAAGGCGGCGGACGAGTTCTGCCGCAGATGGGAGGCGAAAGGAACCGGCTGGATGGCGGAACAAGGACCAAGCAAAATTCCTGGCTGCGTGAACGTGGCGGTTTGGTACGGCTCAAGCACCTACGACACAGAGCAGATGTCACGGCTGATTGACCAGATCGTTGCCGATTGCCGAGAAGCTGGAATCGAGACTATGACACCGCAGGAGTTGGATGCGCTAAAATCCCGCTGGGGCGAAGCTCAGCCGCTGGGAGGTGATAAAGGTGACTGATGAAAGACGGTGTTTCCTGTGCGGCAGAAATGGCGCAAGTGACCCGCTGGAGCGGCACCATATCTTCGGCGGTGCGTACCGAAACAAGAGCGAGAAATACGGCCTTGTGGTGTATCTCTGCGGCGAACGATGCCACAGGAACGGTGGAAACGCTGTACACCGAAACGGGAATCAAATGCGTCTGCTTCGCCGATACGGCCAGTTAAAGGCCATGCAGGAACAGAGATGGACGGAAGATGACTTCCGCCGTGAATTTGGAAAAAGCTATTTGTAAGGAGGAAAACGATGGTAAACAGAACGATTTTGCAGGGGCGGCTTTGCTCTGACCCCGAATTGCGCCGCACCAACAGCGGAACAGCGGTGTGCAGTTTCCGTGTGGCATGGAGCGAGAAGGTAAAGGACAGAGAAACGAAGCTGTTTCTCTCCTGCGTGGCATGGCAGAGCACGGCAGAGATGATTTGCAAGCACTTTGCTAAGGGCAAGGAGATCGTCGTGGAGGGCAAACTTTCCAGCCGGGAATACGAGGATAACAGCGGCAACAAGCGCACGGTGGTGGAGCTGACGGCGGACCGGGTACATTTCAGCGGCAGCAAGGACAGCGCACCACAGAAGCCCGCACAGACATTCGAGGAGATTTCCGAGGACGACGGCGATTTGCCGTTTTAAGGCGGTGCGCCGATGCCGAACAGAATCATACGCGAGAGCATCTGCACCAGCGACAGCATAGATGGGCTTTCGTGGTTCGAGGAGGTCTTGTTCTATCGGCTGATTGTTTCTTGCGATGATTTCGGACGCTATGACGGACGGGCCGCGATTATCAAAAACAGGCTATTCCCTTTGAAAGAAAATCTTACTCTGAAAACTGTAGAAAACGCCCTTCATGGACTGGCGAGTGCTGGATTGGTTGCCCTTTATACTTCACAGGGCAAGCGCTTCCTCTACCTACCAACATGGGGTAAGTATCAGAACCAGAGAGCAAAGGAAAGCAAATATCCTGAGCCTGTAGAGCCTACGCAAGCAGATGAAATCATTTGCAAACAAATGAATGCAGATGTTCCCGTATTCGAGAATCGAGAATCGGGAATCGATATACGAGAATCGAGAAGCGAGAATAATGCGCGCGAGGCGCGCTTCTCTCCGCCTTCTTTGGCCGAAGTTCAGGCTTATATCTCCGAACGGGGGTCTGCGGTTGACGCACAGCAGTTCGTCGATTTCTACGCCAGCAAGGGATGGATGGTTGGGAAAAACCGCATGAAGGACTGGAAGGCTGCCGTCAGAACATGGGAGAAGCGCAGAAAGGAGGAAGCCGGTGAACAGCCAACAAAGCAAGAATACCATGTCGGAACATGGCTGTGACATCTGCGGCGGGCTGGGCTACACCGTCCGGCGCACGGAAAGCGGCGAACTGGTGAGTAGAACCTGCAAATGTGAGATCATTCGTCGGAATAGGCTTCGCATGGAGCGTTCCGGACTTCTGGGACTGCTGGATAGCTGCACCTTTGAGTCGTTCCAAACTCAGGAGTATTGGCAACAGGCCGCAAAGCAAGCGGCGGAGAAGTATTTGACCGACTGGAAAGGCAAGTGGTTTTTCATCGGCGGCTCTCCCGGCACTGGGAAAACACACCTGTGTACGGCGATTTGCACCAAGCTGATGGACGGAGGAATCCCAGTGCGGTATGTGCAATGGCGGGGAGATATTCCGGCAATCAAGGCAAAGACCAGCGATGCCGAAGCATACGCCGAAGCCATGCAGCCGCTGAAAACCGTCCGTGCGCTGTATATCGACGATTTTCTCAAGGGGAGCGTAACGGATGCCGACAAAAACATCGCCTTTGACCTGCTGAATGCCAGGTATATCAACCCGGATGCAATCACGATCATCTCCACGGAGCTGACCATTGACCGCATTTTGAGCTGGGACGAGGCAATCGGGAGCAGGATCAACCAGAGGGCGAAGGATTATATGCTGAACATCGGGAAAAAGCAGAATTGGAGGCTGAAATGACCACATTACGCATGATTCCCGGCATTACATACACCCGGAAAAACCTTGAAGCACTCACCGGTATGCCGGACAGAGAGAACCGCCGGATGATACGGGAGCAGAGGCGGCAGGGTGTGCCTATCGTTGCCATGAAAGACGGCGGCTACAAGCTGGCGGAAACGGAGGAAGAAAAGCAAGCCTTACTTTCCATGTACCGCAAGCGGGCATTGGACGAGCTGGGGACATACCGCCGCCTTGCCAGAGCTATGCAGGTGGACGGGCAGATGGAGATGGGAGGTGGAAATGGAACGGTTTAACACTCCGCTGACGAAAGAGGCGGCGAAATCACTGCTGGCTTTGGATTTAGAGGACAAGGTGATTACCAGCTACGAGAAGCTGGACGAGTGGTACACCGCGTGGGGTGGCCAGTGTTATGTTTCATTTTCCGGTGGAAAGGACAGCGCGGTGCTGGCGTATCTGGCGGCGAGGTACCTGTCGAGTTTCAGGACACCGCCGTGGGAGCTGAACTTGGTGTTTGTGAACACGGGGCTGGAGTACCCGGAGATACAGAAGTTCGTCAACGAGTACGCCGACTGGCTGCGGAGGGAGTTTCCCCGCGTGAACGTAAACCTTGTTCGCCTGCGCCCGAAGATGAACATTCGGCAGGTGGTGACGAAGTACGGGTACAGCATCGTGAGCAAAGAGGTGGCGGGATATGTCAGAGATGCCCGCAGGAACCCAAACGGCTCGAGAATGAAGCGGCTGCGAGGGGAAGCCGTGCGAAAAGACGGTCAGCCGTCTGTCTACAACTGCGAGAAATGGGAATATCTGTTGTACGCACCGTTTGTAATCTCCTCGACGTGCTGCGCCATTATGAAAAAGTCACCGCTGAAAACCTACGCACACAAAACCGGGCAGCAGGCTACAACAGCGACGATGGCGGAGGAAAGCAGATTACGCATGACGTATTGGTTGAATCCCGGCTGCAACGCCTTTGAGGGAAAGCAACCGATGGGCAAGCCCATGAGCTTTTGGACGGAGCAGGATGTGCTTCGGTTTATCGTGGAGCGCCAAATACCCTACGCCAGCGTGTACGGCGACATCGTGGCCAGCGACGGCGAAAACGACTACGATGCAACGCTAACGGACTGCAAGCTGCACTGCACTGGCTGCCAGAGAACGGGGTGTGTTTTCTGCGGATTTGGAGCGCACCTCGAAAAGGGCGAAAACCGCTTTGAGCGCATGAAACACACACACCCGAAGCACTACGAATTCTGCATCGGCGGTGGGGCGTATGACCCTGTGGACGGCTTGTGGAAGCCCACTGAAAAGGGGCTTGGATACGCCAGAGCATTGGACTACATCGGAGTGAGGTATTGAAATGAGCATAAAAATTACCATACCCCTGCCGCCGGTTACAAAGAAAAACAGCCAGCGCATTATGCACAGCAGCAAGACAGGGAAATCGTTTATCATGCCGTCGCAGAAGTACATCGACTACGAGGCAAAAGCTGTGTGGTACTGCAAAAAGGCTGGTGTGCATGAGCCGATCGATTATCCAGTGGAGGTTAAATGCCTGTTTTATATGCCCACCAAGCGGCGAGTGGATTTAACCAATCTGCTGGAAGCTGTTGACGATGTGATGGTCAAGGCGCGTGTGCTGCTGGACGATCACTGCGGCATTATCGTCAGTCATGACGAAAGCCGGGTGCTGTACGACAAGGAGACCCCACGGACGGAGGTGAGCATAACCGCCTATGAATGATTTTGACTATGACATCGTGCAGAAAAAGCGTGTTGCAAGAGGTGCGTTTGCCCATGTAAACCGTAAGCGTGGGAAATGCAGATTGCCCAGTGACTATCTCACTGCGGCGCAGAAAAAGGAGATGAACGGAGCGGTGAAAACTTACAACATCACGCGGCCTATGCCGTTGGGTGAATTCAAGGGAATGCCGGACGATCTGCAGCGAGAATACCTGCGGAATATGCAGAGTTGTGGAGGGGCAGCTACATACCTTGCAGACGAGATGGGCTGTTGCAGCGCCACCATCAGAGAATATGGAGAAAAGCTGGGCGTGCCGTTTGTGCGAGGTGGTCGGAACCTTGACTTGTGGCAAAAGAAACTATCGGAGTGGCACACAGCCGAAGTGACGGCAGCAGAAACGCCGGAGAAGCAGACCGACGAAATTGCCCCACCCGCAAGGGGTGCAGAGCTGCTGCACGCACGGCTCACTATCCGGGGAGACCGGGAAAGCGTTTTGCAAAATCTACGCCTGCTTATGCCGAATGAATGTGAAGTCACGGTTGAGTGGTGAGAGGAGGAGAAAACTTGTGAAGGAGCATATTACCACTGGAGGGAAAACGCTTTGCTGGACTTGTAGAAAAGCGTATGGAGGATGCTCATGGACAGAAGTAGACTACACAAAAGAGGGCTGGCCTATACGCTTTGAGCCGGTAAAGGGATGGAATGCAATTCCGACCAAAAATGAAAAATACACGTCGGTTTTGGTGGTAAGTTGCCCAGAGTACGATCCTGATGATAGAAAGGAGGATACACATGACGGCAGATTTTGCGGGTATGGGGAAGCGCCTGCGGGAGGCGAGGGAGAAGGAACTTATGTCGCAAAATGATTTGGCTTTGGAATCTGGTGTAGCACCATCGACAATCAGCTATATTGAGTGTGGACACAGCACCGCATCGGTGTGGGTGCTGGCACATATCTGTGATGCGCTTGGGGTATCTATGCAATGGATGGTATACGGGAGAGGAAGAAAATGAGCAGAAAGAGCATATTTACAGTTGTCGGAGGTGCGGCCCTTGGGCTGCTGATTGCCGCCGGGATATTGTGGGTGGAGCCACTTGCCGCAGAAGCGGAATATGTGGAGGAGCAAGAACCCGTTTCCCCGCCGGTGGCGGAAGTAATCCGCCAAGAAACGCCGCAGGAAGCCGCCTACACGAACGAAAGCACCATGACCGTGACAGCATACTGCCCATGCGAAAAATGCTGTGGAGCGTATTCAAACGGCTATACAGCCACAGGAGCGAAAGCCACACAGGGCGTGACCATCGCAACGGACCCGGATGTTATCCCGATGGGTACGGAGGTTGAGATTGATGGGCATATCTACATAGCGCAGGATGTGGGAGGAGCAATCAGCGGAAACCGCATTGACCTGTACTTTGATAGCCACGAGGACGCCCTGCAGTGGGGTGTCCAGGAAAAGATCGTGAGGTGGAGCGAATGAATCAAATCGCGCTGAACGTAGACTGCATGGAGTATATGCAGGCGCTACCGGATAAAGCATTTGATCTTGCCATTGTTGACCCACCGTATGGAATTAGCATTCATGATAGTGGCCGATTGAAAAAATACAATGCCACTGAAACAAGATGGGACGATGCGACTCCAGGTGATGTGTATTTTAGCGAATTAAAAAGATGCAGCAAAAACCAAATAATATGGGGGGGAAATTATTACGATCTTCCGCCTTGTAGGGGATTTGTTATTTGGGACAAAAAGCAGCCGGAAGATATTTCTTTTGCATCTTGCGAATTTGCATGGACTTCTTTCGATACATCTGCGAGAACTTTTTATTACTCGCCGTTGCAAGAAAAGGGGCAAAGAATTCATCCAACGCAAAAGCCCGTGGCATTGTACGAGTGGTTACTGATGAAGTACGCCAAAGAAGGCTGGCGCATACTGGATACACACTTGGGCAGTGGAAGCAGCAGGATAGCGGCCTACAACCTCGGCTTTGAGTTTGTGGGGTGCGAGATCGAACCGACATATTTCCAACTGCAAGAACAGCGGTTTGCGGAACATACGGCGCAAGAAAGGATGTGGTAGGAGTGAAAAGCCCCTGCGTAAAAGATTGCCCGGACAGGCTCCCATGCAGGGCCTGCCGGAAGAGCTGCGAGGCGTTCCGGGCGTATGAGGCCCAGCGGCTGGAGGAAAAACCCTGGGTGGATCGGTCCAACACCGCAGCCCGGGAGCGCCATGTGCGGCAGAGCGCCAGATACGCAAAGGACGGAAAACGACATATGAGATAGGAGGGCCGACAATATGGACGCTGTGAAGTTTATTGAAGAGCACAGAAGAATGTATAAGGTTACTGGGAAACATTTGCCTACTTTGGCTGAGGGAATACCGGCCGAGGACGTTGTAAAAGAAGTAGAGGAATGGGCTGCTGCACATCCGCGTAAGACACGGAAAAGCGTGTTTCTGGAGCAGTACCCGGAGGCGCTGGTTTTCGACGGGGGAACTTTGAGTGCGTGTCCCGTGCTTTTCTCTTTCGGATACAGGAATGCGTACGGGGGATGCGCAAGTCCTTATGGGTCCTGTGCCGATTGCCGCCGCGAGTTCTGGATGCAGGAGGTGGAGTGATGGAACGACTGACGGAAAAACACTATCTTGGCACCGACCATTACATGAAGTGTTCTGGTAATTGCAATGTGGACATGGATTGCATAGATTGCCCATCGTTTGACTGTCTGGTTGAACGCCTCGCCGCCTACGAGGACACGTGGCTGGAACCGGAGGAAATCACGGCAATGCAGCAAACATTGGATGAGTACCACAAGGTAGCTGACCCATTGCTAAGGGCACAGGCTGACGGTCGGCTGGTAGTGCTGCCATTTACCAGGGGGCGCACTTTGCTATGCGAGGAAAACATCGACAGCCCGCGACTTATGAAGGATGTAGATCTTGCAATTCGCTATTGCAGCAGTTGCGGAATTGTGTTTCACATGGGTTACAATGTGTTCTGTGATCTGGTGAAACATGGGAGAATTACTGCGGTAAGCGAGGAGGCGGAGAAAGCATTGGAGGCGATGAATAATGGCTGAATATCATGTTGGATGCGGCGCATTTGGGATTTACGCGGGTACACTAAACAGTAAGAACAAGAACCTATGGCAGAACAAAACGGAGTGCACCGATGAAGCCTTATGTGCTGTGCGCGACTATTTAATACAGGAATGTCTTGGTGGTCTGCACGGTGACAAGTCCTCTGGCGGCTATGAGTGGACGTTAAAAGACGGGAGAGTTGCCAAACTGCTTGTGGCGATTGAGAACGGAGGTGACAACGATGCCTGATTGTAAGGCGTGTGGAAAGTGGTTTGCTACAATGGAGCAGTGCGAGTTGTGCCCGACTTGCGAAAGAGCGTTAGAACGACTGCGCAACTACGCTGCCCCGGTGGTGCACGGGCGGTGGGAATACATCCAGCAAACGCTTAACACGCTCAGTCAGCTTAGGTGTTCGTTTTGTGGGTGGTGGTCTCTTGACCCGTCTATTGATGGTGCCTACAACTACTGCCCCAACTGCGGGGCAAAGATGGACGGAGGTGACGGCGATGCGGCTGATTGATGCGGATGCGCTCCCAAAACTGTTAGATGCCGAATATAAACAAACGATGAAACTGATATGGGAAGGGGAAAAGCACCTTGACAATTTAGCAGAGGGGTTTACGGAGGCCTCCCACATAGCGAAATATATTGCCCCCACCGTTGACGCTGTGCCGGTGGTGCGGTGCAAGGACTGCAAGTACAGTTGCAAAGATGGAAATGGACGTTCCTGCGAAGGCTATTGGTATGAGCTGAGCGAGTACGATGTCACAGTAAAGGACGATGACTTTTGCAGCTACGGAGAAGGGAAGGACTATGATTAAAGACAGCGGAGAAAGAACAAAGTTTCCAAGCGGAGCACTCCGGGATATGCACACGGGCAAGGGACGGATGGATTTGCTCCCTTGGTTGGCTATCATGGAAGTGTCGAAGCACTGCGAGGCGGGTGCTTTGAAATACGGGGAGCATAATGTCGATAAAGGAATCCCAACCCACAGTCTGTTAGATTCCGCCATTCGCCACGCAGCAAAATATTTGGCGGGCTATGTAGATGAGCCGCACCTTGTAGCTGCGGCGTGGAACCTACTGTGGGCGATCGAGATGGAGATTGTCCATCCTGAATGCGTGGACACTCCGTGGAGGGCAGCCGATGGCGAATAAAGACGCAATGCTGGAAGCCTTGGAGGAAATCGAGAACGGTATGTGCCGCATTAAGGAGCGACGGAGCATTTGGCAGAATAGCCTTGTATATGCACTCTGCCAAGCTGTGCGGCTGCTTCTGATGGACAAGATCAAGGAGGGACGGAAATGAGAATTGACGGCAAAACCCTGCCCAACAACCCCATGAAAGCGTACCAGCAGGGAAAGCTGATAGGGACAAAGCAGAATATGGATTTGGTATCCGAAGTGCTGCTTACAAAGTTTGGATTCCATGTGCTGGAGGAAACGCCGGACAGTCACGACACCATGAGCATTGAGTATCTGCAAAAGTGCCTTGTGAAGCTGGTGAATGCAAAGAACAGCGGCTATGTGACCAAGAAAGACATTGCGGACGCTCTGCGGAGCGACTACAAACTAATCAACAACGCAGAGTGAGGAGGCGGGCATGAGCAGAAAACAAACACTGCCGTATGATGTGCGGCTTGAGTGCATCGCCTATGTCAGAGGTTATCCTCGGAGAGTACAGGCATACAACGATGCGCGGAGAGAGATACTGAGCGGCGGAAGCAGTGCAACGGAGGGAATGCCCCGCTCTCCAGGCATTGGTAGGCCGTCCGAAAGCAAGGCGGAGCAGCTTGCCGCAATAGAAAACTGGCCGGAAACCAAGAAAATGCGGGCAGTGGAATACGCCATAGATCGATGTGGGCGGGATTTGGAGAGTGAGAGCGTCCGAAAGCAGCTTACACAGGGGATCATGCGCAACTGTCAGGGCAAGCACAAGTATTCTCGAAGTAGGATCATCGTGCCGGGGATAAGCGAGCGGACATTCAGCAGGAGAAAAGAGCAGTTTTTGCTTGACATAGCCATATATTGTGGTTTTGCAGAGAAAGTTGGCACAAATTCCACCTAATGATGTGCTACAATAGGTACAGTGGATGATAAGGCATAGCCATCCACCCGTCTTTCCACTCAACCCGTTTCCTCCATCTTATGCGCCGCCGGTATTGGGCGCACCTTCTGGCACCGAAAGGTCATACCGGCACAAACAGCCTCTAGGGAAACCTACGGGCTGTTGTTATATGCCGTGCGCTCGTTGCACCCCGCGATCAGGGGCGGGAGGTCGCACCTCCCACACGGCACAAATATATGCGGGCGGAAGCTGGGAGGAATCAACTCCGATAGTAAAATTTCGGGTTCGCAGGTTCGAATCCTGTCGCCTGCACAAGAGGCCGGGTAGCACCCGGACACTGTGAGACCGTTCGTCGTGGCTCACATGGAAATGACAATGCTCGCTGAAAACTGCGCGTGAGGATGCGTCCTCCTTGCCATGACCGAACAGCGGCGCTTGAGATGCTTGCGGGGCCTCAAGCGGGCATGAGCGTGTGACAATCTAAGCGGGAAGACGGCCAATATGCGGCATAGGTGCCCCGTAAGGGGAGGCCACAGCGAGTGACGGAGGAGAATGTTTCCCGAAGCGCTAAAGCAGGGCAGGACTGCAATGCCGTACCATCCCGGCCAGCGGGCGAGGAAGCGTAAAAAGCTAAGTATCAGGCGGCTGGTATAATTGCCAAGTTCCTGATGGCTGGTAGGAGGACGCAGCGCAGCCGGGAGCCGATAAAAAAGATCTTGCGTACCATGTTTGGCTCGGGGAGAGCCGGACACGCAAGATGTGTATGCCCGTTAGGGCGGGTAAAGTCTGCTATGTAAGGCCAAGGGGTGGGGGCTGGTAGCAAAACAGGAGGAAAGCATGGAAATCACAAAACGGCGGCTTGCAGATATTGTGCCGTATGCCGCAAACGCAAAAAGCATGATAAGAGGCAAATCAACAATGTTGCGGAGAGCATCAAGCAATACGGATTTGTGCAGCCGATTGTGATTGACCGTGACGGTGTGATCATAATCGGTCACTGCCGCGCTCTGGCGGCGAGAAAGCTGACTGCGAGAAAGGAGGGCGCGTATGGCAAGGCCAAGAAAGGAAATAGATCAGAAGCAGTTCGAGAACCTCTGCGGCCTGCAATGCACGCTTGATGAAATCTGCGGCTGGTTTGATGTATGCTCGGACACATTGGAAACATGGTGCAAACGAACCTATAAGAGAAGTTTTTCGGAAGTTTTTGCACAAAAGCGAGGAGCGGGGAAAATTTCACTGCGTCGGAGCCAGTGGCAGCTTGCGGCAAAGAACGCAAACATGGCGATTTGGCTGGGGAAACAGTACCTTGGGCAATCCGATGGAGCGAACGAGAAAAGCACCCTGGAGGTGCGGATTGTAGATGATCTATAAACTGTCCGAAATTATATCGCCGGTGTTCGCAGAGCCGCACAGGGCGGTGAAGTCCGGCGAGATTAACGAGCTCGTAGAAAAAGGTGGGCGCGGTAGCGCAAAGTCATCCCACATTTCCGTTGAGGTCGTTTTGGGATTGGTGCAGCACCCGCAATGTCACGCTGTGGTGTTGCGTAAGGTGGCAAACACGCTGCGTACATCGGTTTATGCACAAATATGCTGGGCAATAGCGGAGCTGGGGTTAACGGATAGATTCCGCTGCACTGTTTCCCCGATGGAATGCACATACATCAAGACCGGGCAGAAAATCATGTTCTTCGGCCTAGATGACCCGGGGAAGCTGAAATCCATCAAGGTGCCGTTCGGGTATATCGGCATTGCATGGTTTGAGGAACTGGACCAGTTTGACGGCCCCGAGCAAGTGCGTAATGTGGAACAGTCTTTGTTCCGTGGTGGGGAATACTCCATGTGCTTTAAGTCGTTCAACCCTCCTGCTATGGCACGGAACTGGGCGAATCAGTACGCATTGGAGAGCAAGCCGCGCAAGCTGGTGCATCACAGCACATACCTGACAACCCCGCCGGAATGGTTGGGGCCGCGTTTTATTGATGATGCGGAACACCTGAAATCATCCAACGAAACAGCATATCGCCATGAGTATCTTGGCGAGGTGGTGGGGTCTGGCACACAGGTGTTTGAAAACCTGACCATCTCCTCTATTCGGGACGAGCAAATACAGCAGTTTGACCGCATCATGTCCGGCGTGGACTGGGGCTGGTATCCAGACCCTTTTGCGTTTAACAGGGTTCATTATGACGCAGGCAGACGGACGCTGTATATTTTTGACGAGTTGACCCGCAGGCGCACCAGCAACCGGGACACTGCCGACTTGGTATTGCAGCGGATTGAACCGGATGAGTATGTAACAGCGGACAGTGCGGAGGAAAAGAGCTGCAGCGACTATAGGAGCTATGGCATTTCCTGCCGTGGAGCAGAAAAAGGGCCTGGGAGCGTGAACTACTCCATGAAGTGGTTGCAATCTCTGGCCTGTATCGTTATAGACCCGGAACGCTGCCCTGATACAGTAAAAGAGTTCACGGAGTACGAATACGAGCGCGACACAAAGACGGGAGAGGTTTTACAGGGCTATCCTGACATCAATAACCACCACATCGACGCTGTGAGGTATGCGACAAATCGTATATGGAAACGGAGAGGGCAATGAAAAAGCTGAGGGAATACTTGATAAATCGTTTTTTGCCTGCTTGGTGCCGGGAAGAGCTGCTGGAAGAAAATAAAAAACTGCGGCAGAAGGTGGAGCGGCAGGCGGAAGAGATCGACAGGCTGAACGCTTATATTGACGGCGTGACCGATGCTCTGCGGCGGCAGCCGCGTATAATTGTAAACGGAGGTGAACGCCAGTGAGCGTGATTAGTGCTGTGCTGAGTGCGAACAGAACATACAACATCGAACAGGCGTTTAATGCCAAGGACATCACAACGGCCACCATGCGCAACGCCGTTACCGATTGGTACAGCCTGTATTACTGCGATGCAAACAACGACACCGAAGACACCTCTCAAAGGCTCCCTGTTTCCGTTGTAAGCAAGCTGTACAAGGCAATCTTTTCCGAATATATCGCAACAGCGGACGGCGCAAAGAGTGGGTTTGTTGACGAGATCATCCGTGGGCTGGATGGCGTGCGCAAAAGAGCCGTGCAGAAGATGCTTGTTGGTGGTCGGTGCTACATAAAGCCGTTGCTTGGTCAGCCGATGGCGTTTGGCGTGATTGACCGGCGCAGTTATATTCCGCTGGGGCGTGACGGAAGCGGAAACATTACCGACATTGGTACATGGGAGCAGACACAGACTGGGAATCTGACCTATACGCTGCTGGAACGGCGGACGGTGGACAATGCCGGGTATCTGACCATTGAAAACAAGCTGTATCGTTCTGATGTGCCGGATTCTCTTGGTACGGGAGTTCCGCTAAACACGCTGGACAAGTACGCAAGCCTTGAGCCTACCATGACGCTGCCGGAGCCTGTTTTTTCCATTGGACTTATTCCTCTGGAATGCCCTGCGGAGAACTGCGTGGACGGCTCCCTTGACCCTGTGTCTGTATACGCTGCGGCTTGTGGCCTTATCCACAACATCAACCGCAACGAAGCGCAAATCAACACGGAGTTTGAGAATGGGCGTTCCCGTATCTTTGTCAGCGACGATCTATTGCGCAAGGACAAGAACGGAAACCGACAGTTTGACCGCACCCTGTTCGTGGGTATTGATGATGACCCGGACAAGGCGGGTGTTACCATCTTTTCCCCGGAGTTGAGGGAGCAGTCCTATTTGGCAAGAAAGACGGAATATCTGCGCAACATCGAAAGTTTGATCGGCATGAAGCGCGGCGTTCTGTCGGAGGTTGAATCAACGGAAAAAACCGCCACGGAGATCACATCCAGCGCCGGAGAATACAACCTAACCATTATTGACTTCCAGCAGTCTTGGACAGCGGCGGTGCGGGAAGCGGTGCGTGTATGCAATATCCTTGGCCAGATGTACCACCTTTGCGACAGCACAGGCGTTGACCCTGAAAAAGATGTAACCATTTCCTGGGGCAACGGAATCCTGTATGACGAGGATCAGGCGTGGACGGACTACAAGGCAATGGTTTCTGCTGGTATGCTCAAGCCGGAAATCGCGCTTGGTTGGTACTTCGATATGCCGACGGACACCCCTGCAGATATTGCGGCGATTCGTGAGAAATATATGCCGGAAATGCCGGAGGATGATAACGCAGAGGATAACTTCTGATGCTTAGGGCAGACGAAATTGCAGCACTGCGGGACGCTGCCACGGAACTGACACAGCCGATTGTGGACTATCTCCTGCAGGACTTGGCAAGGCGCATATCGGAAGCCGGGCAGTTTACGGCATCTGCACAATACGAAGTGTGGAAGCTGCAGCAGCTTGGTGTTTCACAGCGAGAGGTTAAGAAGCAACTAAAAAAGCTGCTGAAAGTATCAAACCGTGAGCTGCGACAGATGCTGACGCAAAGCGCAGAGGTTGGCTATAACTACGATATGCGCAGCTTGCCGTATGTGCAGGCTTTGCCGTTTCAGCGGAACGAGGTCATGCAGAAGATTGTTTCCGCTGCCGTAGCACTTGCTGAAGATGACCTGACCAACATTACACAAACGCTGGGCATGATTGATCCATACGGGGATGCTTTGCCGCTACAGGATGTGTATAGGCGGTGTATGGACTTTGCGTTCATGCAAGTATCTACAGGAGCAACGGATTACAACACGGCAATCCGAGAAGCGACAAAGAACCTTGCTGACAAGGGCGTGGTATGGATAGACTACGAAAGCGGCGTGCATACTTCTCTGGAAGCTGCCGTGCGGCGTAATGTCATGGGCGGTCTGGGTTTGATGCAGGAGCAGATCAGCCAGCGCACACACGATGATATGGGCGCAAATGGCTGGGAGATTGATGCACACAGCAACAGCGCACCGGATCATGAGCCGATACAGGGCAAGCAATACAGCGATGCGGCGTATGAACGCCTGAACAACAGCCTTGTGCGTCGCATTGGTACGCTAAACTGCGGGCACTCTGCACACCCCATTATCTTGGGCGTTACCCCACCGCAATACAGCAAGGCGGAGCTTGCCCGGATGCGGCAAGCCAACGAGGACGGCATCACCTATAACGGCAAGCATTATACCGGCTACGAAGCCACCCAGCGGCAAAGGCGCTTGGAAGCCGCCATGCGCAAGCAAAAGCGGCGCATCCTTGTGGACGAAGCCGCCGGGGATGCGGATAAGCTGCAAGCAGACCAGATCAGGCTGCAGCTACAGCGGCAGGAGTACGCACGGTTTTCCAAGGCTGCCGGTCTGCGGACGCAGGGAGAGCGTGCAGAAGTTGCGAAATTTTCGTGGAAACAGGCAAAAGAAGCTGCTGCAGAGTACGAAAAGGTTGCGAAAGCTGCCAATGAGATGTATGATATAGGCAGTGAGGAAAAGAATGTCGCTGCTTATATGCGGGATTTGCCGCTCCGCAAGCGCATACAGTCCGGCGAGTTTCCTCTGGTTTTACACAGAGGGCGACAGAATAATCACATTGCTGGCACACAAGAGTATGCGCAATATGTCGCACGGATGCAGAGAGCCGGAAAGTATGGGCCGAGCCGCATGACTATACCGGAGGATGATGCGCTGGCACTCATTGATTCCTATAAAGGAACCGGGATCCTGCTGCGAGATAAGCATGGAATGTGGAGAAAGTCCGAGCTGATTACGATACATGGAGATAAAATTGGCGTTGCTGTAAATGATCGGACGGGTGTGGAAGCGGATACATCTGTATTTTGCATACACTATAGCAAAGACGGTGTACATATTTCTCCGGATTACCCAAGCAAGAAGGGGGCGAAGTGCAAGAAATGAAATTAACAGAAAAAGAGCTATTCGACTTTATGGACTCTGGCCGTGAGGTGCGAGTTACTTGCACGGACGGCGATGTTTTAACTGGTCGGTGCTGGGCTTATGGCTCGGAAGTCGCTAAGGAGGAGTTTGGCGAAGATGAGCCTTGCCTTGATGTAGGCTGTAGCACAATCGTGACACTGAGCCAGATTAAGAAAATCGAATTCGCAGATTAACCACAATTTAATGACAGATGCGTAGTACCTTCGGGTGCTGCGCATTTTTCATACCCATTTTTGCCCCAGCCCCGGGCGTACAAAACGGGCAGCGCAGGGGACGCGACCCCCGACAACAAAGCGTAGCGTAAGGAGAGCGCATGAAACGAGAGTTTTTGCAGAATTTCAAGGTTGGCGACCAGCCCATTCCCAAGGAGATCATCGACGCAATCATGGACGAGAACGGGAAGGACATCGAAGCGGCAAAGAAACCCTTTGCTGACTACGACTCCATCAAGGAGCAGCTGCAGACCGCCAAGGACGGCCTGAAAGCGTTCGACGGCGTGAATGTGGAGAAGCTCCAAGGGAAAATCGACGAGCTGACCGGACAGCTTGCCGAAAAGGATAAGGAGTGGAAAGCCAAGATGGACGGCATGGCCTTTGATGGACGCATTAACGATGCCATTACTGCCGCTAAGGGGCGCAACGCAAAGGCTGTTGCTGCCCTGCTGGACATGGATGCACTCCGAGCCAGTAAGAACCAAGACGCAGACATCAAGGCTGCGCTGGACGCGCTGAAAAAGGAAAACGGCTATCTGTTCGAAGCAGACACCCCCGCTCCTTACGCATCCGGCACAGGTACACAAGGCGGCGGCGGGCGCAAGTATTCGGACGCAGAGAACGCAATCCGTGCCGCCGCCGGGCTCAAAATGGAATAAGAAAGGAAGTTAAAAATTATGGCAAACTCTATTACCCTTGCTAAGCAGTTTATCCCCATCCTCGACGAGGTTTACAAGAACGCATCACTGACCGCTAAGCTGGACGGCGCTGCCGAGCTGGCCCGCCAGGGTGCAAACGCGAATGAACTGATTATCCCCAAACTGGATATGCAGGGCCTGGGCAACTACAGCCGCAACAGCGGCTATGTGGCCGGTGACGTGACCCTGACCAACGAAACCGTACAGTGCAACTTCGACCGTGGCCGTATGTTCCAGGTGGACTACATGGACAATCTGGAAACTGCCGGTATCGCCTTTGGCCGTCTGGCTGGTGAGTTCATCCGCACCAAGGTTGTCCCCGAGCTGGACGCTTTCCGCTTTGCTGCGTATGCTTCCACCTCCGGCATTTCCAAGATTTCCGCTGGTGCTACTCTGGCCGACGGTGCGGCTGTAATTACTGCCCTGCGTAACGGCACCAACAAGATGGACGAGGACGAGGTTCCCTTTGATGACCGTCACCTGTTCATCACCCCCACCCTGTACGGCATGGTGCAGGATCTGGACACCACCAAGAGCAAGGAAGTGCTGAGCCGCTTTGCCGATGTGACCCTTGTTCCTCAGACCCGTTTCTACACCGCCATCACTCAGTATGACGGCACCACCGCCAGCCAGACCGCAGGCGGCTACATCAAGAATGCGACCTCCGGTCTTGATATCAACTTTATGATTATCCACAAGCCCGCCGTGATCCAGTTCGAGAAGCACGTCGCCCCCAAGATCATCGAGCCGTCTGTGAACCAGACCGCTGATGCTTACAAGTTCGGCTATCGCAATGTCGGCATTGCTGATGTGTACGAAAACAAGGTTTCCGGCATCTATCTGCACCACAAGGCCAAGGGCTAAGGCGGTGCCGTATGCTAAAGATTGATTCACGCCTGAAAGACATGAACGATCCCGAAGCGATTGAGAATTTCAATCGTGTGCTGAAAATCTGCGGCGCAAGCATCTCCAAGGTCAGCCTAACGGCTGACTCTACCGGGAAAATCAATGGCGGCTCAGTAACCCTCAGTGATAAGACAACGGTACCCATCACGGTGACAACCGCATCCTGACATAGGAGGTCATGCGCATGGCTGATTATAGCTTTTATGCAACTGTATATCTGGGTGAATCTATTTCAGAGGAAGATTTCCCCCGCCTTGCAAAAAGGGCGGGGGATTGTCTTGACCGGTACAAACGGATCTACACCGTGACAGCACCGGGCGAACAATCCGAAGATATGGCTGTCTGCGCTATGGCTGATGCGCTGGCCTATTTTGAAGCCGTCCAGAACGGCACAGGAGGGGTTGTAAGCGCGGCAAGCATCGGGAGCGTGTCTGTATCCTATGCGGCAGGAAACGCCGTAGATGCGTCCCCTGCGGCGCAGGAGCGGGAATTGTACCGTTGTGCGCGGTTGTACTTGGATATTTACAGGGGGTGCGAGTGATGCTTTCACTGCGCTGTAAGTCCCCTGTAGATTACAGGCTCTGCACGCAGACGGTGACGGTATACCACAAGGACGGAGACACATACACCCGCGCGGTTTACGACTGCGCTTCTCTTGACTTCAAGAAAACGCAGAGTGTGGACAAAGTCGGGGTGCATGAATCCAATTCGTTCCTGCTGGTGATTCCGTGCCAAGAGCAGGTTGTTTTCCCGAAAGACAAGGTATATCTCGGCATAGGCCCGGAAATCGCCACCCGCGAAGCGTGGGCGGAGTTTATCCCTACCAAAGTGCAGGGGCTGGTGGTTGTGGAGTATGTAGACCCCAAGTACTGGAACGGGCAGATGGTTCATGTGGAGGCGGGCGGATGAGAGTTGAAATTCGGATGAAGCCTGTGGAGAAAATTCTCCGCGAATACGGGCTGAACAAAAACGGTGATGCGCAACTGTATTTTACAAGTATGGTCAACCGCCGCATCTCCAAGTATATGCCGTTTCGCTCCGGCGCACTGTCCTCCAAGCTGAAATACATCTCCGGCCCTGCGGAGATCACCGTTGCAGCTCCTTATGCGCGGTACCAGTATTACGGAAAGGTCATGATTGACCCCGCTATCAATGCTGCCGGGTTCCTGACAAAGGACGGCACATGGCATGCTCGAAAGGGCGCAGTTAAGGTACTGACTGACCGCGATCTGCAGTACGACACCACCAAAAACGCCAACGCCGGGCCATACTGGGATCGGCGGCTGGTGGCTTTCGAGGGGCGCGCCATGACGGAAGAAATGCGCAAATACATTCGTTCAAGGGGGGCGCACAAATGACAACGCTGGAAAAAGTGCGGGAATGGTTGAAAACTTACCCGGGATATTCGCAGCTGAAAGATCTGACGGTAGATGCAACAGACCCGCAGCCTGCAAACGGCAGCGTGTCCCCTGCCGGACTGATCGAGATTTCCCGCAAGCGGGATATTTTGGGCAATGTGATTGTTACCAACCAGCACAATTTCACCCTGTACTTTGTCTTTCCAAAAGCCCCGGACGATGACATCGGTGCAGAGGAAAATGCGCAGTGGCTGCTTGGCTTCCAAGATTGGGTGCAAGCGCAGTCCTGCGCACAGAAAACGCCAACATTTGGCGACAACAAACGCCGGGAAAGCGTGAAAGCGCAGAACGGCACAATGTACGGCGCAGATGCGGACGGGTGCGCTGTTTACTCCGTCCAGTTGTCTGTAGAGTACGAGAAATCGTATTAGAAAGTGAGGACATAAAATGGAAGATTTGACCTTTAATACCACGGAAGGCCAGACTATTGACCGTGAACTCCTGATCGCATATCTGAACACCGGCACTTCCGCTGTTCCTGTTTGGAGTGCCATCGGTAAGCGCGTAGAAGACTCCAGCGTAGAGATGGACTGGGGCCAGGAGAGCAGTCAGGACATTTTGGGCAACACCTTCACCACCATGAAGAAGCCCACCATGACGCAGACTTTTGACCCGATTCCGCTGGATGCCGGCGATCCTGCGGCGGTTAAAATGTGGAATATGGCGGTAAAAGATCACGACGCACAGGCGTTGGCCAATCAGGACATGATGATCGGACACTTCTACGCCGACAGCGGCGCATCTAAGTTTGCCGAGCGGTATGAATCTTGCGCCATTGCCGTTACTTCCATCGGCGGCGAGGGCGGCGGTACGCTGAATATTGCCAGCGAAATTACTTATGGCGGCACCCGGACTTTGGGCACCATCGGTAAAGGCAGCACAGGAAAAATTGAGTTTACTGCCGAAGCCTAACATATGGGGCGGGAAACCGCCCCTATTTTTACGACATAAACAAGGAGGGATTCCATGAGCGAAAATGTTATTCTGATTGATTCTGGCGTTGTAACCAAGACACTGCGCACTACGGACGGCAAGGAGTGCAGTTTTTCCTTTAACCCGTTGGATATGGCGTTCTCCAGGAAGCTGTTCACTGCGTTTGAAAAGCTGGATGCAAAGCAGGAAAAGTACAAGGAAGAAGTGCAGAAGAATGCGGACAAAACGGAAATCTTTGACATTGGCGAAAAGATGAACGCAGAAATGCGTGACATCATCGACAATGATGTTTTCGGCTTTGATGTGTGTGACAGCCTGTTCGGAAGCATGAATGTTTACGCCCTCGCCAACGGCTTGCCTGTGTGGGCAAATCTGCTGTTTGCGATGGTGGACGAAACAGACAACGCATACGCTCGGGAGCAGAAGCTGACCAACCCCCGCATTGCCAAGTACACCAAGAAGTACCACAAATGAGGTATACGCTACCTACCACCGTGGAGCTGGGCGGTGAGGAATTTGCCATTCGCAAAGACTATCGGGACATACTGGACATTTTGGAAATGCTTTCCGATCCGGACTTAGATAACGATGACAAGGCGGAAGCAATTCTGGAAATGTTTTATCCGGACTATGAAAAGATCCCATATTCGCAGTATGAAGCGGCGATTCACCAGTGTATCGCATTTATCAACTGTGGCGAGGAGGAATGCCGAGAAGAACGTCGGGCAAAGATCATGGACTGGCAGCAGGATTTCCCGCTGATTGCAAGCCCTGTCAACCATGTGCTGGGCTTCGAGATTCGATCTGTGGAATATCTGCATTGGTGGACATTTATTAGCGCGTATCAAGAGATAGGTGACTGCACCTTTGCACAGGTAGTGAATATCCGCACAAAAAAAGCCAAAAACCAAAAGCTGGATAAATCGGAACAGGAATTTTACAAGCGCAACAGGCACTTGGTGGATTTTAAGCGGAAATATTCCGATCTTGACGAAGCTATCATCAGCCAGTGGATATAACTCCCTCCATAGAATAGGCTCATAGCCAAAAACCCAAAAGCAAGAAGGTGATTTAATGGCAGATTCTACCATTGTTATCAGCACAGAACTGGATAATAAGCAGGCAGAGAAAGAACTTCAATCGCTTACAACCAAAATCAAGAATATGTCGGAAAAACTTCGTGAATTAGAGTCCGAAAAGCTCCCTCTTGTAGAGCAGTCGCGGCAGCTTGGAGCAAATCTCGACGCTGCAAAAGCGACGCTTGAGCACATGAAAAGCGGAGAGGAATTTTTTACTTCCGATTCTATCGCCAATCAGCAGGATCAGGTAAATGCCATCCAGAAAGAGTTTGATTCCGTCGATTCAAAGGTGCAGTCGATTGACGGAAAAATCAAAAATATGGGGGATAAAATTGATTACGCAAAGACTCAGGCATCTGGCTTGAGCGCACAGATTGCGGGCGCAGGCGAAAAAACGAGAGAACTATCCCCCGCCGCAAAAGAAGCATCAAAGCGGTTTGAAAAGCTGGGCAATAGGATCAAGGGGCTGGCAAAACGCGTTTTTGTGTTCACTCTGATTACAGCGTCTCTACGCAAAATCCGCGAATATATGTGGGCGGCAATTCAGACAAACACCGACGCTATGGCAGCATTGGCGAAATTAAAGGGTGCGTTGCGTACACTTGCGCAGCCGATTGTGAATGTTGTGATTCCGGCGTTTACGCTGTTTGCAAATGTCCTTACCGTTGTTGTGAATACGGCGGCGCGGTTATTGTCTGCATTGTTTGGGTCTACACTTGCATCCTGCCAAAAGCCTGTATGACCAGCAAAACGCGATTAAAGGTGTCGGCTCGGCCGCGAAGAAGGCCAGCAAAAACTTGGCATCTTTTGATGAGTTAAACACCATGAGCGGAGATAGCGACAGTTCCGGCGGTGGTGGAGTAAGTAGCGGCGTTGCACCGGATTTTGCCAGCATGGTAAGCAGTGGCCTGACCGCTGTTGCAACATTGTTTACAGGTGTTGCACTGCTTGCTCTGGGGGCTGTTATTGCATTCTCTGGAATGAATATTCCTCTTGGAATCGCTATGATGGTTGCCGGTGCGTTGGCTGTTTACGGTGCGGCATCTGAAAACTGGGAACTGATTGCGGCGACTTTGCAAGGCTCTCTTGCGGCGGTTATGGCCGTCATAGCTGGTGCGGTGCTTGCAATCGGCGTAATTCTTGTAATGGGCGGGCATATCCCCATTGGTATTGGGATGATTCTTGCCGGAGCTGCTGCGCTGGCAACGGTAGCAGCCGTAAACTGGGACACCATTACCAAGTTTATTACCGACAACATCAACATAATCACAAGCATTGTTGGTGCGGCTTCTCTTGCAGTTGGCGCGATACTGGCTTTGTCCGGCGCAAACTTGCCCCTCGGCATTGCGCTTCTGCTGGTAGGTGCTGGATCGCTGGCTGCATCCATTACGCTCAACTGGGACACCATCCAAAACGCCATGAAAGGGCCGATTGGAGAAACTACTGCCATTATCAGCGGGGCGGTTCTCGTTCTTGGCGCTACACTTCTGTTTACGGGAGCGGGGATACCGTTGGGCATTGGGCTTATTTTGCTGGGATCCGCTGGTCTTGCTACTGCAATCGTGCCAAACTGGAACACTGTGCAGGAAAAGTTACAAGGGCCGCTTGGCGGCATCATGGCACTAATAGGAGGATTTTTGGTTGTTCTCGGGCTGATCTTGCTGTTTACTGGAGCAGGAATCCCTTTGGGTATCGGCCTAATTGTTGCTGGCGGTGCGAGTCTTGCGGCGGCTATTGCCCCAAACTGGAATTTCATTACGGAAAAGGTCAAAGGCGTATGGCAAAGCGTCAAAGACTTTTGGAATGCAAAGATTGCTCCAATTTTTACCGCTGCATGGTGGGCAAACCTTGGCAAAACCATTATGAACGGCCTTATTTCCGGCGTGGAAGCCGGTATCAACTGGGTGCTTGGCGGTATCGGTGATATGGCCAATGGGATTACCGGGATTTTGAACAAAATCCCCGGCGTAAACATTGGCCGCGTTAATTGGGGAAATGTCCACATTCCGCGACTTGCACAAGGCGCAGTCATCCCCGCAAACCGCGAGTTCCTTGCCGTGTTGGGCGACCAGAAGCACGGCGCGAACATTGAAGCTCCGGCAGACCTGATTCGCCAGATCGTGCGAGAAGAAGTCGGTCAAACTTCCGGAGCTACCCATGTGACCATTGTGTTGGACAGCGTTGACGGTAAAAAGCTGTTTGATGCAATCGTGAAGCAAAACAACGCAGTAATTCGGGCAACGGGTGCAAGTCCGCTGGTGGTGTGAGGATAGCGTATGGATGTACTGAAAATCAAAAAAAACGATGGGACAACCGTAACGCTTCCCACTCCCTCCGAATTGAAATGGACTATTTCCGACCTTGACAGCGATAACAGCGGGAGAAACCAAAGCGGCAGCCTGTTCCGTGACCGTGTTGCGGTCAAACGAAAAGTGGAATGCTCATGGCTTCCGCTGGATAGTGCAAAGATGTCCGTCCTATTGTCCGCTGTGACAGACCCCTTTTTTGAACTTACATACCCTGATGCATTAACCGGGGCTAACAGAACGATGACCTGCTATGTAGGCGATCGATCTGCGCCTGTTATGCGGCCAAACGAGGACGGGACATGGCTTTGGGGTGAGATGTCCATGAATTTTATCGAGAGGTGAGCCATGCACACTGTGACAAACGCATTTCACGATGCTTGCGCCGCGCCCGGGCGGGACATCACCAGCAAGATTACCTTTAACGGCACAACGGAACTCCCTGCATCGGAGATTCAGGAGATTGTTGTCACGGAGCAGTTCGGCTCATCGGACGGCGTGACCATCGGTGCGGCGTTTTCGTCCAGTTGCAAGGTGACATTCTACAAGCAGGACAATCTCCCTCTGAACGGTGCATTTTTTATTCCATCTGTTGGAATCATGGTGGGCGGCGAAGCCCAGTATGTCCAAAAGGGCAAATATTACATCCCCACGGACGGCGTAGAAGAAAGCGGGAAGTTGTGGGTAACTATCACCGGATATGACCGCATGGCCAGTCTGACGGATGATTATGTGCCTACCATTGATTTCCCCGCCACTCCTGTGCAGATTCTCACAGATGTGTGTACGCAAGGAAATGTCACTGCTCCCTCTGTAGCTTTGCCGGATATTCAAATTGCTGCCCCCTACACAGGGTCACTGCGCCAGCAACTCGGATGGCTGGCGGGGCTGATCGGATGCAATGCAAAATTTGGTTCCGACGGCGAACTAAAATTCTGCTGGTACTCTGATAGTATTTCTGTTGGGCCGGAGGTGCAGTATCAGGGAGGACTTAGCAAATCCGCAGATTCCCCGTTTACCATACAAAGCCTTGTCACGGGAACGGAAGAAAACCCCATCACGGTCGGGACGGGTGTTGGAATTTCGGCTACAAACCCGTATATTACCGAAGCTGTGGCGGCTACTGTTTTTGAGAAAATTGGGAACAAGGCAATGATGCCGTGTAAGGTGCAATGGCGGGGAGACCCCTCTACGGAAGCAGGTGACATATTGCACGTTACAGATGTGACCGGCCCAGCCAGCACATTCCCCGTGTACATTATGGAACAGGAACTGCGCATAAAGGGCGGAATGGTGGCGAATACGACTTGCTATGCGCCGCAGGACAAGCGGTATGTCGTGGAAAGCCCTATTATGCAGCAAGTAAAACGGGAATATTCCGGCCTTGCCAAAGCCATGCAGGATGCCACCGAAAGAATCATAGGCGCAAAAGGCGGATACTGGGAAGTCACGCTGGATGATGACGGTTTCCCAACTGGGTGGATGGTTCGAGACACGCCCACTATGGAAGATAATACAAGGCTGTGGATTATGAACATCAACGGTCTTGGATATTCCAAAGACGGCGGGAAAACCATTTCTGGCGTTGCGCTTACGATGGACGGCGCAGTAAACGCAGACACAATAACGGCTGGGCAGATGTCCGCAGAGCGTGTGACGATCAATGGACAAACTCTTTCTGATTTCATTGATGCAAGCATTGATGAAAATGGACACCCTGTGCTTCGCATTGGATCCTCTGCATCGGAGATTGTTTTGAAGGAGTACAACGACAAGATTGGGTTTTATGACGCAAGCGGCACATTGTTAGCGTACTGGAATAACAACAGCTTTGAACTGGTAGAGCTATCGAAGTTCCGCCTCGGCCCGATGTCTATCGTTGTGCAGCCGAATCAATCCATAAGTTTCGTGGGGGTGACGTGATGCCGAGCATCTACGGAAGCAAATCTAAGGGATGGCAGCTACGCCTTGACTATACGGTCAAGAGCCAGAGCATCGAGAATAACACCAGCGCGCTTGATTTAACCTTGTATGTGTACGACGGTACCGGGTACTCACAAAATGAGTCTGCGAACGAAGCGTATTACATTCTGCAAGGTACAAAAACGTGGAATCCGTACAATTACCCATCTACCGGTTGGTACAAGCTTGGCGTAAAGTCTATCACTGTTACACATAGTGGTGACGGAACCGGGAAAGTCACGCTTTCCGGCGAATGGGACTGCGGCTTTGATTCGTCCTACACACCAAGGCATTTGACCGTCTCCGGTAGCGTTACACTACCAACAATTCCAAGAGCATCTTCCGTGTCTGCCGCAAATGGCACAATGGGCGGTAATGTAGCAATTACAATCACACGGAAAAATTCCTCCTTTACACATAAGTTGTCCTATAACGCCGGAAGCGGGTATGTCTCTATTGCAACTGGTGTAGCCACATCTTACACGTGGGCAAGCCCTGACAGCATGATAGATGCTACCACAAATGCTTCATCCCGCACGGTGACGATAAAATGCGAGACCTACAACGGAAGCAGCAAGATAGGTGAAAGCACGACAACCTGTGTCCTCACTGTGCCGGAATCCCTCGTTCCATCTTTAAGCGTGGTGCTTTCCGATGCCGCTGGGTATCAGCCGACATATGGATGGGTACAAAACAAGAGCCAGCTAAAAGCCGTTGCCACAAGTGGCGGAGTAAGGGGAAGTACCATCGTAGGTACTGTCATGAAAATTGGTAATGAAAATGCCAATTTGAATACAGGGAATCTGCTTACAAAAAGCGGCTCTGTTGTGGTGACGGTAACTACGACAGATTCTCGTGGCAGAAGCAAGACGGTTACAAACACTATTACTGTACAGCAGTATGCTGGACCGACTATTGCAAATCTCACATACGCAAGAGGCTCTTACACAAGTGGCGTGTGGACAGAAAACAATACAGGCGCAGACATTAAGGTGATGTTCGACCTCACCATTTCTTTGAGTAATAACACCGCCAGCATCTCTTTGAAGATCGATGACGAGAATAGGCAAACCCTTTCTGCGCAAAGCTCCGGCTCAAAGGTTGTTTACATCGCCGGTGTCGGAACAGATACGACCAGAAAACTGACGGTAGTCGCCACGGACGCTTTTTCAAGCAGTTTTACCAAAGAAATGGATGTGGCAACAGTTGAAGTTCCGTTAAATATCAACTTCAACTTGCCGGGAGTGTGTTATGGCGGGGTATCCGAAAAAGAGAAAACGGTGCAATTCAAGTGGCCTATCTTCGCCGAAAAGGACATGGAGCTGAACGGGGAATTGATTTTATCTGATTCCGCAGCGGGAAAACTTCGGCAATTGATGGGCATCAAAGACTACATCATTGAGCAAGGCGTAAGCGGCAACTGGACGTACTACAAGTACGCCTCCGGTTATGCAGACTTGTGGTGGCGTGGGACAGTGACACCTACCAGCTATACTGCTGTGGGCAGCATGGTCTACACCAACATTATCCGCCTATCTATGCCCTTCGGCGTGACCGGCAATGTGGTTGTAACCGGCACAGGGGACAATCTGCATATCCTCACCAACGTGGATTGGAGTTATGCCAATAAGACGGTATCCTTCCGCCTGCTCCGGGCAGCGTCCATGGCGTTGGGGGAGCAGGTCGTCGCCTTGCGGGTGATGGGCAAGTGGAAAGCATAAAACATATAAGGAGATACCGCATGACAGAAACTATCATTGTTGCACTTATCACCGGCGGCCTGTCGCTGCTGGGGGTAATCATCACCAGCAACAAGACCACCCGTGATGTGCAGGCCAAGCTGGACACGCAGCAGGCCGTCACCGACACCAAACTGGACGAGCTGACACGGGAAGTCCGGGAGCATAACAACTTCGCCCGGCGCGTTCCGGTGCTGGAGGAGCAGATCAAGGTCGCCAATCACAGGATAGCGGATTTGGAAAGACTGCCCAACCGCTGAGCCTCGCAAATCTATAGTATGAGGAGGTATATGTATGTATCGAGGTACAACCCCCACGCTGACATTCCGCCTGCCCATCGACACGGGGAGCATCACGGTGCTGTCCTTGGCCGTAGCACAGGCCGGACAGGTTAAAATCGAAAAAGCATTGTCGGATGTACAGCTGGACGGGAATGTTGTCTCATGCACACTGACGGAAGCCGAGACCCTGTCGCTTACTGCCGGGAGAGGCATTGACGCAAAGATACAGCTCCGGGTGGGCGTAGGCGGTCAGCGCATGGCATCTCAGGTGTTCACGGTGCCGGTGGAGCGTATCTTGCGGGATGGTGCGCT